AAAGAACACTGAAAAACAGAGAATGGTGATGGAATGGTGGCGTGATGGGTGCTTTGACGCTATTATCTGCGATGGGGCGGTACGGTCGGGCAAGACGTTTGCCCTGGGCGTCTCCTTCTTTTTATGGGCGATGGCCTGCTTCCAGAGACAGAGATTTGGGCTGTGCGCCGCTTCCATCAATGGGGTGCGGCGGAATCTGCTGGCCCAAGCCAAGCCCGTGATCCAGAGGCTGGGGTTCCGGTGGGAGGAAAAGGTGAGCCGGAACGAGGTTGTGGTCCGGGGCGGGGGACGGGAAAATGTGTTCTACCTGTACGGCGGGCGGGACGAAGGGAGCTTTGCCTCAATACAGGGGGTGACGCTGGCGGGGGTGCTGCTGGATGAGGCGGCGATTATGCCAAGGTCATTTGTGGAACAGGCCTGCGCCCGGTGTTCTGTGCGGGGCGGGCGGATTTGGTTTTCCTGCAACCCGGCGGGGCCGGAACACTGGTTTTACAAGGAGTGGATCCGTAAGGCGGCGGAGAAAAACGCCCTTTATCTGCGCTTTGCGATGGGGGATAATCCGGCGCTGTCAGATGAGGTCAGACAGCGGTATGAGAGGACGTTCCAGGGGACGTTCTACCGGCGGTATGTGCTGGGGGAATGGGTGGCCGCCGAGGGGCTGGTGTATGACTTTTTTGACGAGAGCCTGATTCAGGACGTGCCAGAGGGGCCCTTCGAGGAGTGGTATATCTCCTGCGACTACGGTACCTCCAACCCCACCTCCATGGGGCTGTGGGGCAGAAAAAAGGAAGTGTGGTACCGGGTGGAAGAGTATTACTACGACGCCCGGGCCATGCGGCGGCAGAAAACCGATGAGGAGTACGCCGGAGATCTGGAGAGGCTGGCTGGAGGCAGAGCCGTCCGGGCGGTGGTGGCCGACCCCTCGGCGGCCAGCTTCTGCGAGACCCTGCGCCGCCGGGGGTGGAGGGTGATCAAGGCGGACAACCAGGTGCTGTCCGGCATCCGGCTCACCGCCCGGCTGCTGAAAAGCGGCAGGATCGTCATATGCAGGGGATGCGCCGCCGCCATACGGGAGTTTTCCCTCTACTGCTGGGACGACCGGAATCAGGGCCTGGATCAGGTGCGCAAAGAGCACGACCACGCCATGGATGAGATACGCTATTTTGCCGCCACTGTGGCCGGGAGAAGGGAAGAGAGCGGCTGGTGTGCCGGAAATGTGGAACGGAAAGCGTTTTGAGAAAGGAGCGGTTTCGACATGAAGTGGTGGAAGCAAAAACGGCGGCAGCCCCCCAAGCCGGTCGTGCAGGTGCGGCGGGAGGAGGGACAGCCCTTTGGCGCGCTGAACCGGTACATGCCTATGGGCACCGGGGAGATTGCCCTGTACCGGGCCATCCGGGAGGGTGTGCCCATTGTGGATGCCGCTGTTTGGAAGCTCACCCGGCTGTGCGGCGGGGTGGGAGTGAAGTGCGGGGACTCCAGGGCCCAGGCGGGGCTGGAGGAGTTTTTCCGGACGGTGGACACAGGCTGGGGCCAGCGGGGGGTGCAGTCATTTCTGGATCGGTATCTGGATGACCTGTTTACCTGCGGCCGGGCCCTGGGGGAAATTGTGCTGACCGGGGATGGGAGGGATATCGCTGCGATGCTGTGCGCCGACCCGGAGCAGGTGGAGATAAAACTGGGAAACAACCCCCTGGACTTTCGCATCTGCCGGGCCGGCACGGGGGAGGGGCGGGAGCTGCCATGGCAGGAGCTGCTCCTCTTTACCCCCTTTCAGCCCACGGGAGACGCGCCCTGCGGGGTGTCTCTCCTGCGGTCGATGCCCTTTTTGTCAGGCATTCTGCTGAAGATTTTTCAGGCTACCGGCCAGAACTGGGAGCGGGCGGGAAGCCTGCGCTTCGCCGTGGTGTGCAGGCCCGGCGAGGGGGAGGAGGCCTTTGCCCAAGAGCGGTGCGGCCAGATTGCCCAAGAGTGGAGCGCCGCTATGCAGGCAGGCCGGGAGGGCACGGTGCGGGACTTTGTAGCTGTGGGGGATGTGGACATCAAGGTGATCGGCGCCGACAGCCCTGTTCTGGACAGCCAAGTGCCTGTGCGGCAGATTCTGGAGCAGTTGGTGGCCCGGACAGGGATTCCCCCCTTTATGCTGGGACTGTCCTGGTCCTCCACCGAACGTATGAGCGCGCAGCAGGCCGATCTGCTGACCAGTGAGGTGACTGCTATCCGCCGCTGCGTGGAGCCGGCCCTGTGCCGGACAGCGGAGCTGTGGCTGCGGCTGCACGGCTTTGAAGGGAGAGCGGAAATTGTATGGGAGGATATCAACCTGCAGGATATTGTGGAGGAGGCCAAGGCCGGGCTTTACCGGGCTCAGGCAGAAAAGCTGAGGAGGGAGACAATTTGAACGTTATCAAAGCGGCGGCGGGCGGCGGGGGAGCCGCCCTGACATCCGGCGACCTGGAGCTGATTGGGGCGTTGGCCAGACGGCCTTTGGGACGGGATGAGGTGTATGCCTTTTCCGTGCGGCTGTGCGACAACGAGATTGACCGGGATTTTGAGCGCTTCGCGCCCCAGACGCTGGAGGAGCTGGCGCCGATGTTTGTGGGGAAGAGCGGCATCTTTGATCACCGGTGGTCGGCCCAGGGGCAGACAGCCCGAATTTATAAGACAGAGGTTATCCGGGAGCCCGAGCGGACAACAGGGGCCGGGGATCCCTATTGCTGGCTGAAGGGATATGCCTACATGGTGCGCACCGGAAGCAATGGGGATCTGATCGCTGAGATTGAGGGGGGCATCAAGAAGGAGGTCAGCGTGGGCTGCGCGGTGGAGCGCTCTGTCTGCTCCATATGCGGCTGTGACCGCGCTGGGACAGACTGCGGACACCAGAAGGGCAGGGAGTATGACGGACGGCTGTGCTGGGTCAGCTTGGAGGGGGCAAGCGACGCCTATGAGTTCTCCTTTGTGGCAGTGCCCGCCCAGCCCGCTGCCGGTGTGGTGAAGTCTGTCCGCCGAGGGGAACGGCAGGCCCTGGAGCGGCTGGAGTGGGAGGCCGCGCTGGGCCGAAAGTATCTGGATGGCCTGCGGGGCGAGGTGGTGCGCCTGGCTCTGCTGGCTGACCGGGAGCTGGACGGACGGGCCATAAAGTCACTGGCAGAAAAGCTCTCCCACGATGAGCTGGAGGAGCTGCGGAAATCTTACGCCCGCCGGGCGCAACAGCGCCTGCCCCTGAGTACACAGCTGAGCTATCAGGTGGAGCGGGCAGCCTTTGATGAGCGGAATCGGGCATTTTTGGCGTGAATGAGCCACGGTAAAAGCAACCGGCAGGAAAATAAACGGGAGGTATGAAGAATGGCGTATTTTTACGATAATCTGAAACTGGACAAGGGGATGTATCAGGAAGCGGGGCGGTCCTTCAGCCAGGTGCTGGAGAGCATGGACCCCAGCGAGCGCTACAAGGGCACAAGCCTGGAGGGACTGGATGCCTTTCAGCGCCAGCTCAAGCGATTTGACATCAAGGTGAAAGGGGCGGGCAGCGACGTAGTGGAGAAATTTTTCCGCACCGCCGATGCGGCTGTGCTCTTCCCGGAGTACATATCGCGCACTGTCCGCCAGGGAATGGAGGAGGGGGATATTCTGCCCCACATCACCGCCGCTGTGACCCAGGTGGAGGGGCTGGACTACCGCTCGATCACCACTGAGGCGGGGGGCGAGGAAAAGAAGCTGAAGACGGTAGAGGAGGGAGGACAGATCCCTGAGACCACGATTAAGGTCCAGGCCAACCTGGTGAAGCTCCGCAAGCGGGGAAGGATGCTGGTGGCCAGCTATGAGGCGGTCCGATACCAGAAGCTGGACCTGTTTGCCGTTACCCTGCGGCAGATTGGAGCCCACATTGCCCGCACCCATCTGGAGGACGCAGTGAATGTGCTGATTCGCGGAGACGGCAACGAGAACCCTGCCGAAAAAACCGCTCTGGCTGCCGGAACGGTACTGGATTACAACGCTCTGGTGGACTTTTGGGCCAGATTTGACCCCTATGTGATGAACACCCTGCTGGTGTCCGGAGATATGATGCTTCAGCTGCTCAAGCTGCCCGAGTTTCAAAATCCCCTTACCGGGCTGAACTTTCAGGGCACCGGCAAGCTGACCACCCCCTTAGGCGCTACCCTTCTGCGCACCAGTGTGCTGCCCGCCAAGACCGCTGTGGGCCTGGACAGGCGCTTTGCCTTGGAGATGGTGCGCAGCGGGGATGTGATGGTGGAATACGACAAGCTGATTGACCGGCAGCTGGAGCGGGCGGCCATTACCACCGTGAGCGGCTTTGCCAAAGTATTTGCTGAAGCCAGCCGTGTGCTGGAATTGGGATGACGGAGGAGATTATGGCCCTGTGCGGGGCGATGGGGGCCACATCCGACCGGGAGGAGCTGCTGATCCCTCTGGTACAGGCCGTTCAAAAGGAGCTGGCGGGGCGGTTGAGAGAAGGGACAGCTCCGGAGGACTGCGGTCCTGCCTTTCCTCTGGCGGTTGCTATGACCACCATGGACAGACTGTCCGGGATGACCGGAGGAGGGGGCCGCGGCGAGGTGATCTCCTTCACTGCCGGGGAACTGGCCATTCGAAGAGAGGCAGGCGGCGGCGAGAAGAAAAGTCTGTCCCGCCAGGCGGAGGAGCTGCTGGCTCCATGGCTGGGAGATACGGGATTTGTATTTCAGGGGGTGGAAGGATGATGGAGCGGCTGTGGGCCGATATTCTGGAGCGGTTTGGCCAGGACGTCGTTTTAAGAAAAAATGAGGGGGACATTTCGGTCCGGGCGCTGGTTCAGCCCTGCCTGAGCAGGGAGAGGGAACAGGGGGTTCCAGGCCCTTTGGGGTTGGGGAAACAGGGATGTTTTCGGTATATGGGGCCCCCTGGGCAGCCCTTGGATTTGGACACAGTGGTGAGGTGGAAGGGACAGGAGTTCCGGGTGCGGTCCGCCAACCTGGTGGGGGATGGAATCTGCGCCCACTGGTGGGCAATGCTCTGTCCGAGGGATGAGGTGCTATGAGCGCGGGGCTGGAAAAGATCCGCCAGATTATGGCGGACTACCTCAACGGCCAGGGGGTGCCCGCTGTGACCGCCTGGCCCATGAACCCCAGGCAGGAGCGGAAAGGGCCGGTAGCGGTGGTGTCTCTCCAGGGCTGTAAGGCCGGGCCTGCCTGCTTCCAAAACTATCTGGGGGAGCGGTTTGACGAGGAGACAGGCCGATGGGAGGAGCGATATGGAAAAAGAGTTCAGCTCACCTTTGGATTGGATCTCTACGCCCCGGAAAGAGGAGACGGGGAGGGGCTGCAGGGGGCCTTTGACACTCTGGCCGGGGCTCTGCTGATGGGCGGGCCGGAGGGGCTGGAGCTGCTGGAATTCTCCTGCGGGGCAACGGCCTGGGACCCGGAGAGCCGGCGGCTGAAAAGGCCGGTGGAGGCGGTTTGTGCCGGGTGGCTGTGCGCCGTGACCGATGGGGGCGGCGGGTTTACCGACTTTGAATTGAGAGGTGTGGCAAAACAATGAGTATCAGTGTACATCAGCGTCCGGGGGTGTATTCCTCCTATGACGCGTCTGCGGTGGTCAGCGGCAGGGGCTCAGGCCGTCTGGTGGGCCTTGCGGGAGTGAATACCCGGGCCGAGGCCGGGAAGGTACAGGTGATCACCAGCTATGACAGAGCTGTGGAGATTTTTGGAAGCGGCGGCGGGGAGGATATGGCGGAGCTGATCCGTCTGGCGCTGAAAAATGGGGCCTGCGGAGTGGCGGCGGTTCCTGTGGCGGACGGGGAGGGCTATGAGGAGGCCTTTGCCGTGCTGGCCGGGATGGAGGGCATCGCCCTGGTAATCTGCGACAGCACAGATGAGGCTGTGCAGAAAAAACTGCGGGACAGTGTGGCGGAGGCCTCCGACATGCGCCGGGAGCGGCTTGGCGTAACGGCGGGGGCTAAGGGTGAGAGCGTGGACAGTCTGATTGCCAAGGCCAAGGAGCTCAACCATGAGCGGGTGGTATTGGTGGCTCCGGGCGGGGTGAACAGCGGGGGCGGGGCTCTGTCCGGACTGACCCTAGCGGCAGCTGTGGCTGGCGCCATCGCCGGAGAGAGTGACCCCGCCATCCCCCTGGGGGGCGCGGAACTGCTGGGTCTGAACGGGGTGGACGTCCGGCTGGGAGACCGGGATGTGGACCGGCTGATCCTGGGCGGGGTTACCCCAGTGGAGAGCCTGGGAGGTGTGGTGAGCGTGGTGCGGGGGGTGACCACCCGGACTACCACAGGCGGAACGGAGGACACCGCATGGCGGGACCTCTCCGTCATCCGGGTGGTGGATGATGTGATCCCCGGACTGCGGGATGTTCTGCGCGTCAAGTTCCGGCGGGCCAAGAATACCGCCCAGAGCCGGGGAGCCATACGGGCCCAGGTGGTGCTGGAGCTGGAAAACAAACTAACCAGGGAGATTATCACTGGGTATGAAAATGTGTCGGTGTCCGCCGATGAGGCGGATCCTACCCGGTGCCTGGTGGAGTTTGCCTTCACTGTGGCCCATGGCCTGAACCAGATCTGGCTGACGGCCCATATCACTGTTTGAAAGGAGGTGGAGCAATGAGCATTGCGGGATTTCCCACCAGCAGTGATATATACCTGGAGGTGGACGGAGTGCGGGTGGCAGTGGTGCAGAGCTACGCCGCCAGGACTACAAAGAGCAGTACGGCAGTGGAGGCCTTTGGAGAAGCGGAGCCGGTGGCTACCGTGTCCGGTCAGGCGGTCCACGAGATTGAACTGACCCGGTTGTACGCTACTGACGAGGCCATCCGGGACAACATCGATTTTTATTCCCTGTTCGGCTTTTCTCTGGTGATCTGCAAACCGGACAGAAAGATTATCTACTCTGACTGCCAGTGGAGCGCTATTCAGGAGAGTGCCAACGTTGGCGGCATGGTGCTGGAGAAGGTCTCACTGGTGGCCTCCCGGCGCATTGAGACGGGGGTGTGAGAGGATGGGCCTGTCCATACTGGCCCAGCGGGACCGGATATCGCTGGGCAACGGCTTTGACCTGCGGCTGCTGTCCGCCCTGGAGGCGCTTCAGGCCCGGCGGGAGGGGGCTGAGCTGGCCCGGGACGGCCTGGAACAGGCCCTGTGCTCCAACGCCTGCCTGCTGGCTCGGGCACTGGAGGGGACAGAGAACCGCGGCCCTGTCTTTCCCGATGGCAGAGCGGTACTGGCAGGGCTGACGGCGGAAGAAATTGCCGCCTTGGCTGCCCGGTGGGCGGCCTTCAGCAGAGAGAACGACCCGGGACTGGAGGTGACGGGGGAGGAGCTAGAGCGGATAAAGGAGGAGCTGGACGGCGATCCTGGGCAGCGGCTTCGCTGGAGGGTGCTGCGGCAGTTCCACGCACTGCCCACCGAGGAGCGGGCCCAGTCGATGAAGGGACGGGACTACCTGTGGTGCCTGGCCAATACCCTGATGGACAGGGAGGAAGCGCTGGGGCGGCTGTGCCCCGCATGCCGGATTCGGACGCTGGAGGAGCGGTGCGCGCGCTGCGGCCGCCCGGCGGCGGAGTGGGGCGAAAGTGACAGCAATGCCTCTTTTGATCTGGAGCGTTTTGAGGCGTTGAAGGAGGGAAAGGACCTTGACTGACTATCTGGAGGAGCGGCTGGGGAATGCGAGATTCCTGCTGGAGCAGGTGAAGCGGCTGGAGAAAGGCGGGAACGGTCCGGCGGATGAGACACCCCAGAAGGAGATACAGCGTGATTTGACCCAGTGGCGGGAGGAATATGCGGCCCCGCAGAGGGCAGGGCGGGAGGTTTTCCAGGGACGTGAGACGTTAAGTAACCTGAATAGACTCGTTGACCGAATTGGAAGACCGGTTGACGATCCTGGATCTGGGTCTCTCCCTCAGGGTGAGAGGGGGGAGAAGAATGTAAACGCTGAGGCGGGGGTGGAATATGGGCCCTGGCCGGACCCCGGAGCTTCGGATGAGGCGGAGAAAACAGGGAGTAGGGCGGAGAGAGGGCGATCCGATGTGGAAAAAGGGAGAGAACATAGAAATACTCTGGCTGAACGGCTGGAAAAGCTGGACCGGGCTGTATCTCTGTTGTCGGCGGCAGATTTAAAAGGAGCGGAAAAGGGAGGGCAGCTGCACACAGCGTTTCCTGAAGTGCCTCTCCAGAGGATGGTTCTCCCGGCGCCGGAGGGAGGAGGGAGATGGGAGGGGCGGAGGGGCGGCCCGACTGGCGGTCCCTCCGTCTTTGAGGGGACGCTGGATTGGGTGGAGCTGGCCGACCAGGTGTTTCGACGGGACAGCCGCCGGTACGACGGAGGATTTTATTTGTACTGAGGAGATGATGGAATGAATCTAACTCCTATGCGCTATAAGAGCTATTGCTGGCCCCACAACCCCCAGGTGTACTCCATTGATTTTCAGCGGGCTGTTGCGGCGCATAAAACTCCCTTTGGCCTGTATCAGCTTCAGGACCTGGGGCTGGGACACCGGGTAATGGAGGGCGAGGGGGAGTTTGTGGGCGCGGGGGCATATGCGGAGTTTCAGCGGCTGGCCTGTGTGTTTTATGAGGACGGACCCGGGCTGCTGATTCACCCCCTGTGGCAGGCGGCAGACGCCTATTTTGTCTCTCTGCGGGTGGAACAGGCCCCCCAGCCGGACTATGTGCGCTACTCCTTCGCCTTTTGGGAGGAGGATAGACTGTGCGGCGGCTTGGCTGTCCGGGCGTCTGGGGGCGTATCCCGGGCAACGGAGGAGGGAAGGGCATCCAGACAGGCGGTCTTTCACCGGGTGGTAAAGGGGGATACCCTGTGGGCGCTGGCAGGCCGGTATGGGGTGAGTCTGGCAGAGCTGGCGGCGCTCAATCCCCAGATAAAAAATCCAAACCTGATTCGTGCAGGAGAGGAGGTGCGGGTGGGGTGACAGCATATGTGACAGACAGTAGCGGCGTATGCTGGACGCTGCCCAAGCCAGCGGCCTGGCGGATGGAATATACCGCGGGGGTGCCCTGTGACAGCTTCTGGATGCGGTGTATATGGGATAGGGACAACGCTGCTAAGCCGGAGAGTTGGGTGGGCTTTGCCGCGGAACACGAGGGCTGCCGGGTGTTCACCGGTGTGGTAGATGAGTGCGAGGTGAGTGTGAGCGCCAAGGGCCGGTTGCTGGAGGTGTCTGGCCGGGGGATGGCTGCCCTGCTGCTGGACAATGAGGCCCTGGGGCAGGACTACCAGGTGGCCACCCAGGAGGACATTATTCGGGATCACGTCCGCCCCTACGGAATATCAACCGCGCCGGGGGATAAACTGCCGGCGGTGGAACAGTTCTCTGTGTCCACCGGGAGCAGTGAGTGGTCGGTGGTCTATGAGTTCGCCCGCTACTACGGCGGGGGATATCCCCGGGT